AACGCCTATGGAGAGAAGAGCAAGGCGACAACCTAGCTGCTCCTATGGATGCTCCAGGAGCTATGCGCTCAGTAGGCATTACACCGGGCGGCATGGGTGCTGAAGCTCAAGAGCCTGATGCTGATCCAGGCATGGCCGCAGCAGCAGAAGCTGGCGCAGTACCTGCAGAAGGAGAGGCTGCACCTGCACCCGCTCCAGCAGTCTAAAGATATAAATACAGATATGCTTTTAAGAGAGTTTTTTTATTTTAATGACAATCACAACGATTTTGCCAATGATCGTCGCTATGATGCCTCTCGCGACAAATCTGTATTAGAAAAGGACGATACTCGTAAGATCAAACTTACACTTCGTCAAATCAACCAGCTAAGACATCAAACCGAAGCGCATGAGTTTGAAACAGAGTCCGAGCGCGGTTTTATTAAACAGATGTATGGTACAAAAGTTGAAGCAGAACAACCAGCCGCATAATGTTGCCTTTGTATTAGGCAACGGAACAAGCAGAAAAAACCTAAACCTAAACGAAATAAAAAATCGTGGAACTGTCTATGGGTGCAATGCCCTATACAGAGAGTTTGAACCCGATTATTTAATTGCTGTTGATACCAAAATGGTCAATGAAATTATTGCCGCAGGCTACCATAAAGATCATCAAGTTTGGACAAACCCCAACAAAGGCATTACCAGCAAGAGCCATGTAAACTTCTTTAGCCCGCACAAGGGTTGGAGTAGCGGCCCTACAGCATTATGGTTTGCCTGTCAACAAGCATATTCACAAATTTACATCTTTGGATTTGACTATCAAGGGCTAGAAGGCAAGTTTAATAATGTGTATGCAGATACTTTTAACTACAAAAAGAGTAATGACGCTGCAACATTCTTTGGCAACTGGTTGAGCCAAACAGAAAAAACTGTTAAAGAATTCAAGAATATAAACTTCTTTAGAGTGATGGAGCCAGGACAATTTGTTCCAGACAAGCTACAAGGCATTCCCAACCTTCAGCACATCACCTACGACAACTTTGAACAAAAGTTCAAGGGTAGTACTTATACTACCGAAAATCATCAAAAAACTATCATTTAACACCATTTTTTTAAATGCGTAGTAAATAACTTACAGCCTAACAATCAAGGAGAATACGCTATGGCAGATAAAAATATTCTTGAGCAGATGCTTGGACATCTGGTCAACGACGACAAACAAAAAGCAGAAGAACTATTCCACGAGTATGTGGTAGCTAAATCTCGCGAAATCTATGAGCAACTAATCGAAGCTGAAATGGACGACGAAGAGGAAGAAGAAGTCGACGAAGCTTCTGAAGAAGAAAAAGAAGAAGGTGAAGACGACCTAGAAGAAAACTTTGAAGACATTGCCTACGAAGGTGATGACGAAATGCCAGATATGGGTGGAGACCCAACTGATGATCTAGCCGGTGAAATGGGTCCAGACGAAGAAGGCAATGACGAATTTGCTGACAAAGCCCCAGAAGAACTATTTCAAGATCTAGACGCTATTGTTGACGAACTACAAGCTAAGTTTGATGCAATGAACGGTGACGACATGGGCGGTGACGACATGGGCGGTGACGAAGAAGAAATGAAAGACGGTTTTGATCTAGCAACAGTTCGTGAATATGTTGAGAAAGTTCCAGCAGGTCACGGCGCAGAAAAGAAAGGCCAAGGCGAAAAAGCTGACGGTTCTGCAGGTGGTCTAAAGTTCAGCAAGAACGACATGGGCGGCACAGCAGCCAACATCCTAGGCGGCAAGAACGGCAGCGATGCTGGCCAACAAGGTATGTCCGGTGACCTAAAAGGTTCAGGCCTATCAAAAGGTAAGCCACAGTTACAAGACGGTGGTAATGTAAATACTCCTGGTGCTAAGAATGGTAATGCATTCTCTACTAAAGAACCAGGACACGGTGCCGAGAAAGCTGGTTCTAAAGAATCTGCAGACAAAGGCGCCGCAGGTCTTTTCCGTGGTCGTAGGTAATAGGACGACAAGGTGAAGCATACTCTTAGTGAACATTTGAGTTTCGACCAGGCCAAGATTGTATTGGAGAGCGAGGATGTCGGTGGCAAGAAGTCACTGCATCTAAACGGGATTTGCATTCAGGGTGATATCCGTAATGCAAATCAACGTATATATTCTTCGCAAGAGATTGGCAAGGCTGTCAAAACGCTTAACGAACAAATCTCTGGCGGATACTCCGTACTAGGAGAAGTTGATCACCCACAGGATTTAAAAATCAATCTAGATCGAGTTAGTCATATGATTACCAAGATGTGGATGGATGGTCCTAACGGCTACGGAAAACTAAAAATACTCCCAACTCCAATGGGGCAGTTAATTCAGTCCATGTTGGAAGCAGGAGTCAAGTTGGGAGTTTCAAGCAGAGGTTCTGGTGAAGTAGATGGATCCGGGAACGTACAAGGTTTTGAAATTATCACAGTGGATGTTGTAGCACAACCCAGCGCCCCGGGAGCATACCCAACTCCAGTATACGAACATTTAATGAATACATTAGGTGGAAACAAGGCATTAAACATATCAAGAGAAGTTCAAGGCGACCCAAAGGCACAGAAATACATAGCAGAGAGCTTGGTGAAGATCATCAAGGGTCTCAAATAACAGTAGGAGAATCACATGCTAGATTTCGTTAAAAAATTGTTTGAAGACAATGTGATTTCCGAAGATATGAAATCGGAAATTGAGTCTGCCTGGCAAGGCAGAATCGAAGAAAACCGTGAACAAGTCACTGCAATGCTACGTGAAGAATTTGCTCAGAAATATGAGCACGATAAATCCTCATTGGTAGAAGCTGTTGAATCTATGTTAGCTGACCGCTTGTCAGCTGAATTAGGTGAACTAGCCGAAGACCGTCAGGGACTTATTGAAGCAAGAGCTCGTTATGCAGAAAAAATGAATCAAGATTCCGCCACAATGGAATCTTTTATCATGAATAATCTGCGTAAAGAGATCGGCGAACTACACGAAGACCGTTCAAAGGTAGCAGGAAATGTTAGTCAATTAGAATCCTTTATTGTGGACGCACTGGCGAAAGAAATCGCAGAATTCCACAGCGATAAGAAAGACCTAGCTGAAACCAAAGTTAAATTGGTTCGCGAAAGCAAAGCTAAGTTTGAAGCTATCAAGAAAGAATTCATTGCTCGTTCAAGTCAAATCATCGAAGAAACAGTCTCTAAAGGACTGAAGTCTGAAATGAAACAATTGAAAGAAGACATTGAAGCAGCCCGCAGAAATGATTTTGGTCGCAGAATATTCGAAAGTTTTGCAAGCGAGTATGCAGCTAGCCATCTTAATGAGAAATCAGAGACAGCTAAACTTCTAAAAGTGCTTGTTCAAAGAGAACAAGAATTAGAAGAAGCAGCAAAGATCGTTGCAGATACACAAAAGTTAGTAGAAAGTCGTGATGCACAATTACGCATGGCAAAGGACACAATGGCACGCAAAGAAGTTATGAGCGAATTGCTAAACCCATTATCCGGCGACAAGAAAGTAGTTATGCGTGAACTGTTAGAATCAGTTCAAACAGACAAATTAAGAAATGCTTATGACAAGTATATTCCTTCAGTAATGAACGGCGGTAATACTCCAGTTAAGAAAGCGTTGACCGAAGGCAAAGAAATTACAGGCGATAAGAAACAGGCACAACAATTTAGCAGTGAAGAAAAAACTGCTGAAATTTTTGACATCCGCAGGCTTGCGGGACTAAAAGTTTAAGGAGAACTACTATGTCACAATTACTCGAGTCACGCTGGTCGGAGACCAAAGAGGCCCTATTAGAAGGTCTACAAGGTAACAAGCGTTCAGTAATGGCAACTACTCTAGAGAATACCCGCAAGTATCTCGCAGAAAGTGCTACTGCTGGAGCTACTTCCGCTGGCAACGTTGCAACACTTAACCGTGTTATTCTACCCGTCATCAGACGTGTAATGCCAACCGTTATCGCTAACGAGTTGGTAGGTGTCCAGCCTATGACTGGCCCAGTTGGTCAAATTCACACATTGCGTGTGCGTTACGCTGACACATTCAACAGCACATCAGGTACTGATGTAACAGCTGGTGATGAAGCACTAAGCCCATTCAAGATTGCTGAAGGCTATTCTGGTGCTGCTTCTGATAAAGCTGCTTCTACAGCCGCTCTTGAAGGTGTAGCTGGTAACAGAATGAGCATCCAAATCTTGAAACAAACCGTCGAAGCTAAGACACGCAAGTTGTCAGCTCGTTGGACGTTTGAAGCTGCTCAAGATGCACAAGCCCAACAAGGCATTGACATCGAAGCAGAAATCATGGCTGCTCTAGCACAAGAAATTACAGCTGAAATCGACCAAGAAGTTATTGCTTCTTTGAACAGCCTAGCTGGTACAGTTTTAACTTATGACCAAGCTGCTGTTTCTGGTACTGCTACATTCGTTGGTGATGAACACGCTGCTCTAGCTGTTCAAATCAATCGTGCAGCTAACTTGATCGCTCAGCGTACACGTCGTGGTGCTGGTAACTACGCTGTTGTATCTCCAACAGTATTGACATTGCTACAAAGCGCAACAACTTCTGCGTTCGCAAGAACAACAGAAGGTACATTCGAAGCTCCTACAAACACCAAGTTTGTTGGTACATTGAACAGCGCAATGAAAGTTTATGTTAACGGTTATGCTACATCTGATGATGTTCTTATCGGTTACAAAGGTTCTAGCGAGTCTGATGCTCCAGCATTCTACTGCCCATACATTCCATTGATGAGCAGCGGTGTTGTTCTTGACCCAGCAACTTTCGAACCAGTCGTATCATTCATGACACGATATGGTTATGTTGAGTTGACAAATACAGCTTCTTCTCTAGGTAACGCAGCTGACTACCTAGCTAAAGTTGCAGTAACTTCCGCTAACCTACGTTTCGCTTAATCAGCAGGCGTATTACGCAAATCCAAAAAGGCTCTTCGGAGCCTTTTTGTTTGACTTAAATAGCAAGTGAAAATAGAATCAGACAAAGACTTCGAACAACTTCGCGCTCAGTTTACCGGATGGCGCAAACGCTTCCCTATGTTTACACACGATGTACAACTCATCGAAAAAATGATCAATCAGCACATACAAGAACACAGTAAAATAATGGTGTTACATAGGCAGACCAAAAATAGAAGTCACTTAGAAAAAGCACAACAGGAAATAGATGCTATCAATAAAATAATAGATACAGTAGAAAAAATGGAACTGATGGCTATGCTGAGTCGCGGATAAATAAACAGTCAAGAAGATTTATGCAGAATCCCTCTGCGTAGACCTAGAACGTCATATTTAAGGAGAAACAAATGGGACGTCCATTAAGAAAAGATGCATTCGGTACCGATGTTGTAGGTACATATAACGGCAATTCTGGTATTAGAGTTACATTCTATGATGCCAGTTCAAGAACCGACGGAGTTATTATTAAGCAACGAGGAAGAAGAACTTTTGTAGTTGCTCAAATTGGCAACATTGGAACCACTACTGCCTACATGACCGGAACTACAACTGCTGATGCACCTAACGCATACGGAGAAATAGCAATTAAAGGTTATTTAAATGGTGGTGCAGATGCTAGTGAAGTATTCATTAGATCATTGTCAAAACGCATTGCTATTGATTTTGCCGGAGCTCGGTACACATGGAAGTTAGAAAACTTTCAGGACAGTACAGGCGATCAACTTACACTATATCCTTTATAATTTAGGAATCAGCAATGGGACAGTTTTTCCGCGTCAACGGCGATTATAATATTAAAGTTAAAGATGGCGGTACTATTAAGTTAGATACCGGAACATCTGGCGACACTATTATAACCGGCAATCTAACAGTTCAAGGTGATGTTACTTCTGTTTCTACTACCAATTTAGAAATTTCAGATAGAATAATTACCCTCAATGATGGAGAAAACGGTCCCGGAGTCAGCCTCACATATTCAGGCATTGAAATCGATCGAGGTACATATGTGGATTCTACAGCAGTTCCTCGAGCAGCTTTTGTGTGGAATGAAACAGATCCAGGATTCGCCACAGATGAAGATCCTGCTTCTGCGTCCGGCTATTGGCAAATTGTTACCGGATCGTCGGAAACAGCATACGGATTTGCTGATAGTAATTTAAAAATTAGAAGAATTTTAACTGATTCATCAACAGACAGCGGTGACCTTACTCTTATTGGTACAGGTACAGGTGTTGTTAAAGTAGCAGGTACAACAAATTATCGATTACAGGTAACTGACAACGACGATATTCCAAACAAAGATTATGTTGACTTTTCTATCTTGAATAATCCAACATTTCAAATTCGTGCTCCGCAGAGTCAGGATACTCGTGTTATTATTGCAGATAAAGATATTACACCAAATAATTCTAGTACAGGCGGAAGTCTAACATACTATGGAACCCAAACAGGATATCCAACTACTGCAAGCACAGTTGGATTCTTTGTAGACGGAGTATTGGCTGCAAACATTTATGCAGATCGAGTACAATTGCAAAGATTAGAATTTGACCAAACAGAAATTTTAACGGTAGGTTCTGGAAATGATAACATAAAACTTACTCCTTTTGGAACTGGAAAAGTTGAGATCAATACAACATTACAGATAAACAATGATGTGGGTAGTCCAGGCTTGGTATCTGGTAGTCATGTAATATATTCTAGAGCAGAAAGTACTGGTAGGTCAGGACTTTATTTTGTTAACACAGAAAATACTAGAGACGAATTGGTAAGTAAAAACAGAGCATTGCTGTTTAGCATGTTATTTTAAGGATTAAAAATGGCCGTTATAGGAAAAATAGTTGAGGGTACTACAATGACAACTCCTACTACTGTATACACAAGTAGTGGAAATAATGCAGTAACCTGTATAGCAATATGCAATACTGGAACAATAAGTTTAACTGACGAAACTAGTGAATCAGTTGACATCAATATCTATATTGTTTCTCCAAGCGGCGGTAGTGACAACAACACAATAACTGGAGGTACTGCAAAATCTTTAGTGGTTAAACAACTAACAGTTCCAGCAGGAGAAACTGTATTTTTTAACGATGAAAAATTTGTTTTAGCCAATACAGACTATATTGCAGTTGGATATCAAATGAGCAATGCAGCCAGTCCAGTTACTAATTTATTAAACGTTACAGTCAGCACATTACCAGTATGAGATTCTTAAAACAAAAAACTCTGTCTAGTTATAGTGCATCCGATGATGCGCTAATGATCTACGACAACAGAGATTTGGCAACGCACACAAATAATGGTGGTCGTGCTGTTATGGACATTACCGGCGGTTTACGATTGCCAAAAGGCACTACAGATCAAAGACCTAAGCTCAGCAATGTTCGTACACCTAACGGCCCCAACGGGTATATTAGATATAATACATCAACTAACAGCATTGAAGCATACATTGACGGAATATGGGAAGTTGTTAAAAAAGCAGGAGCATCTGCCATCCAAGTTAGCAGATTTGCTGCCAATGGCACCGAAACAACATTTGGCCCATTGAGTGCCAATGTAGACTATCGCACATCATACACAAACAGTGATTATAATTTAATGGTATTAGTCGACAATGTTATACAAATTGGTGCAACGATAAACTACACCGTGGTAAAAAGACAAGCTGGCGCATTTGTCAGTGTAAACTACACCCCGCTCAGCGCATCAGGTCCTGGTACATATACCAACGATGAATACTACGTTCAATTTGCCACAGCAGTACCTGCAACAGGTGGAACTGGTGATCCAATTTATGTAACTGTGTTTTACGGTTACGGAAACTAATCATGTCACAGTTGGGTCGTATCAGTGGTCCTCTACTAGATGCAAACCTAAATAGGCTAGGCGTTGATCTCACATTTCGCAACTACGGTGCTGATGATGACTTATTATATCTTGATGTAACCAACAACAGAATTGGTGTTAATAAACAACCAGCAAATCGACGAGTTGAAATTGATGGCATCACACACAGTACAAATTTAATTAGTACAACCAGTGCAGACATTGCCACAATCACAGCCACAACCAATATATTTTCCACAGATATATCAAGCACAATTATCGTAAGCCCAAATCAAGTCAATCCATTAGTTACATTTGACAACATGCGTGCCGGGGATTTAGATTTCAAAGACAACATAATTAAAAATTACGCAGTCAATGGTGGTATTGAATTAAATCCTAACGGCACAGGCATTATTGACATATATTCCAATGCCACAGTCAACGGAAATATAACAGTAACAGGCAACACACAGATCAACGGTAATTTAACAGAAGCTACCAACATCATAGTTGGAGACAGCATACTTGATACTGTAACTATTGCTCCGGATTTTACTCAAAGTATTATTCCTGGAGATCACATAACCTATGATTTAGGAACAACGATAAAAAGATGGAGACAGGTTCACGTACATCAAAATTTAGACATAGGCTCTTTATCGTTTAATGATGTGACTGTTGGACTACAGCTCGAGATAGAAAGCGGACTTCCTAGTATTAGAACACTGCAAAGCAATGATGATGTTATATTAAATTCAGATACTGGCAATATCGACATTGAGCGTTTTAGATTTAACGGTAACGACATCACCAATCTTGATGCTACGGCATTTACTCTAGCATCTACCGGTATAGGCTATGTTAGGTTCATGGATACCAATGCATTAATTATTCCTGCAGGTACCGATGCGCAACGAGCAGCAAGTCCCGAAGCAGGCGACACTCGATGGAACACTGATAATCCTCTTGACAACTATATGGAATGTTTTGACGGTACTACTTGGAACTTAGCAACAGGTCCCGGTGGTTCTATTTCTTCTGTTGAAAACTACGACCTTGCCAACGCCTACATCCTTATACTAGGCTAAAATCTCCTTTGAGCTAAATAATAATACCGCGGTGTCCAACTGTGGTCTATTACTGTGGTAAACCAGCAAAGAGCGCAAGCTGAGAATTTGGTTAACCGTGAAACACGGGGTACAAAGGAGAGCTATGGCTATTGGACGTATTTCAGGGCCGCTCTTAAAAGCAAATTTAGTCCGTGAGGGCGTAAATTTAGCGTTTGAGACCGACCTTCTCTATCTTGATGTTAACAACTCTCGCATAGGTGTTAAGACTGCGTCTCCTCAATACGACCTAGACATTTCCGGTACCACAAGAACTACTGATTTAATAGTAGACACCCAAGCAACTATTGCCCAGTTCACAATTTCAGGCAACACGATTGCAAGTTCTAACAATACAATTAATTTTATACCTGCAGGCGGACAGGCCACGGTATATCATAGTCGCCTGCAGATCAACGATCTTGAAATTCAAGGCAATACAATATCAACAAATGTTTCTAATTCCAACATAGAACTAAGACCAAACGGCATTGGTATTGTTGATATCTATGCCAACACTACAGTTAATGGAAATCTAACAGTAACGGGAAATGTAGGAGTTACTGGCAATGTAGTGATCAGTGGAAATATTACCATTGGCGATGCGCTGACAGACAACATTACAATCAATGCGGCAATTAAAAGCAGTCTAGTACCAGAAGTAGATAACACATACGATCTAGGATCTGCAGCCTATGCATGGCGCACAGTCTATGCACAGAATTTCTTCACTGATATGTTGAGTTTAAATTCTCTAGACATAGGTAATTTACAGTTTAGAGACAACGAAATTACCACAACTACAGGCACTGACTTATCAATCTTCGGCAACGGAGTTGGCGGTGTTAAACTAGGTAATTTTAGATTTAGAGATAATACAGTAACTAACATTTCAAACAATGCAATCAGTCAGCTGATTTCTACCGGGACTGGATATTTTAAAATTGCAGGAACTAATGGAGTTGTATTACCAAGAGGCACTAATGCAGAAAGACCTACAGCCTATGCAGTATTAGGTATGACTAGATACAATATAGAACAGAGAGCTCTTGAAGTATGGGACGGATTTAGTTGGGCAAGCCCTGCAGGATCTAGTGGTGCAGTAACATTGACACAGGCTGAAGACGCGGCCGCAGCATTTGCATTGACATTAGGATAATATTATGCCAACAGTTTTTAAACAAGCAATATCTACAGAAATAGGAACAGTACCAGTCGATGTACTTGATATTCAAGCAGGCGTCAGAGCTACTGTGATTGGTTGCAATCTTGCCAATGTTACGGACTATGATACAGTTACAGTTAATGTTTATGTTATTGGATCGGACACCACATTAAGTTATTATGTTAAACAAATTCCAATTCCACCGAATACCAGTTTAAAAGTTATTACCAACGGTGAAAAATTAATTTTACCTGAACTTACTGGATTAAGAATTGATGCAGACGTTGACAATGCAATTGATGCAACCGTCAGCTATGTTGAAATATCATAAGGATCAATACTATGGCACAAAGTAATTATTATCTAGGTAGGGATCCAGTAGAAACGTTAGGACAAAGTCCTCGTTATTGGTATGCTTTAAGAAGAAATGATGACGGCGAATTATATATTGTTCGAAGCGATCAAGTTAAAGACAAGGAAGCCTACGAGTTAAATATTCCAGGAGCTCCTGAAGAAAACTTTGAAGATTTTGAACCTGGCGTTGATTATTTTGACGGGATAACTGTTGACCACGAACCTGAACACGAAAACATGTATTACACACAATATCGTTGGGATGACAGATCGATATTTTATTACATAGATTCTCAAGGAGTACTAGTTCAAAGAATCAATCAAGGGTATTCATACCCTAGTGGAATTTCAACATAATTATTAGGGATTAGAAATGGCAGAGTTTAAAATAAGCAGATTTAGATACACATGGCGAGGTAATTGGTCAGCCAGTTCAGTTGAGTATATCAAAGATGATGTGATTTATTATCGCGGGTCTGCCTGGGTTTGTATTCGGGCACACACTAGTGACGTGTTTAATTCTGCACAGACATATATTCCTGCAGGCAACACCAATCCGTTACCGGGATGGGTCAAAATGTCTGAAGGACGACAATTTTTAGGTGACTGGACCAACGGTATCCGATATGATCCAGGAGTACTAGTATATTCTGGAGGAAATGCTTACCTCTGTCTGTCTAGTCACGAATCTTCAGCAAACTTTAATAGTGATTTGTCTAATTGGGAAATTTTTGCTGTAGGATCAAATTTTAGAAATACCTGGACAGCCGCTACTAGATATAGAGTAGGAGATGTTATACGCTATAATAGCTATACCTATCAATGCGTATTAGAGCATACATCTGGCTCTGTGTCTCAAGGGGTGATTGTAGGTAACAACGACGGCAACGATGACAGCACAGCCGAAACATGGGCAGTTAAAGTTGAAAACTATTCTTATGTAGGCCCCTATACTGGATCAACACGATACAGAATAAATGATTTAGTCAAATACGGTGGGTCTATATTAAAATGTATAATAGAACATACCAGTCCTGCAACACCGGGATTTATAGTTAATGCAAATTTTGTAACATATCTTCTAGGTTTTGAATACGACAATCAATGGAACAGTTCCTCATATTATGCTGTAGGTGATGCTGTAGCATTGGGCGGAATTCTTTATACTGCTGCTGAAAATAATTATAATAGTCAGCCAGGAATAACAGAAACTAATGATTTCGGCGGCGCTGGAAATCCTGCGTGGACTGTGATTAACAATGGTATCAATTTTGCGGGAGAATATGATCCTCAATCTAGCAGAGATTATTTTCAAGGTGATGTAGTACGAAGAGGCGGAGCTCTATGGGTTAGTTTAACCAATCAATATACAGATGATAGTACGCTAAGATCGTTAGACACATCAAATTGGCAATTGGTTATAGCTGCCCAGAATTTTAGAAGTTCATGGAACGCAAATCAAGACTATAATTTATATGATGTAGTATATTATCGAGGCGTAGTTTACTATGCAAACACTCCACACCAAAGTTCTTTTGAAAACTTTCCCGGAGATAATGGAGAAGGCATTGACTATTGGACCACGGCATTAGTAGGTGACCAAGATGCTGCTCTAACTCAATATGGCGATTTGCTGGCATACAATCTCAAGAGAAATATTCTTGAAGATGGCAGCACTACATTTACCCTAGGAGATGGTAGTACCATAGGTCCAGCACCAATAGCAATTGGTACTAAAGATCAATTGCTGGTGGTTGAGAACAATCTAGGAGATATAGGATATACTACCTGGGGGAATAACCCGCGAGCCTATTATGTTAGACAAAACGGAGTAGATGATCTTACAGATCCAGATAGAGGTATAAATTATTTTAAACCTTGGCGTACTGTGGCATTTGCATTATCACAAGTAGATGATGGCTACAGCGGATTTACTTCAATTTTAGTGTCCACTGGGTTGTACGACGAAGTATTGCCTTTAATTGTTCCAGCCCGCACAGCAATAGTAGGTGAAGAATTAAGATCAGTTACTATTAGAGCCAAAGCGGCAGACTCAGTGCTGGCGGCTGCGAACGACGATATATATCTAACTCTAGTACATGTTGGAACTATATTATCAGCTATTGTACAAAAAAATATTGTTGTGCCTACGCCGGGAAATACCATTACACAAAGTTTTGGAGAACAAAGTTCGCCTGCTGGATTACCGGGAGTCGTGAATGCCTTGTGGGGGAATATACTAACCACGATTAGTTACCTAGTTGATGACAGTGGAGCATTACCGGCAATTACCGGCGATAATACATTAACTACTAATGCACAAAGACTCAGCACTGTTGATTTATTAGAAATTAATAGAGAGTTTGTTAAAGCAGAATTTCAAACTTACCTAGCAGTAATCTACCCCGATACTGTTATAGATACTGAACTTTTAGACAACTACATTGATAATTTTATCAATGCAATGCAATACGATCTACAATATCCAGGTAATTATAAATCAGTACTAGCAGGTCGACGATATGCTAATGCAATTATAGGTAGCGAATTAGAAGACATGTTCTATGTTAGAGATAGTACAGGCATAAGGAACATGACTTTGAGAGGTCTAGAAGGCACGCTGCCAGCACCGGTAGAAGGAGAAACGTATCAGATTCCAACAGGTGGTGCATTTGTCAGCCTTGATCCTGGATGGGGTCCTGCAGATACTAGAGTATGGATTACTTCTAGAAGTTGTTATATTCAGAACGTTACAACATTTGGTACAGGCGCTGTAGGCCAAAAAGTTGACGGATCATTACACAACGGAGGAAACAAGTCAATAGTTTCCAACGATTTTACACAGGTAATATCAGACGGCATTGGTGCATGGATGATTAACGGTGGCCGCGGCGAACTTGTTTCGGTGTTTAGTTATTATGCGCATATCGGAATGTTTGCCAAAAATGGTGGTATTATACGTGCCACCAACGGCAATAGTTCCTACGGAAATTTTGGTGCAGTAGCCGATGGTATTGATTCTTCAGAAACTGTAAGATACGGAATTGTAAACACACAACTTACCGATGCTGTGATAGACAGTGCATTTGCCGGTGAAATCAATGACTACATTCTAGGGTTGGAGTTTAGTCATTGTGGTGAAAATTATACTACTGCTGCATACAGCTTTCAAAGTTCTGGATCAGGTGCCGTAGCGGTTCAAGAGGAATTCCGAGACAACGCTATGTTTGAAATGCAAGTGTTATCTCCTGGTTCGGGATTTGAAGTTCGAGGTAATCAGGCAATAACTGGTAATACAACTTCAATTACACTAGCCACAGCAGAGAGCGCAACGGCTGAAGAAATTATAGGTAAAAGAATAATTATCATTTCGGGTGAAGGTACTGGACAGTATGGCTATGTACAGGCCTATAATCCTAGCATTAAATTATGTACAGTGTACAGAGAAAGTGACGATCAGCCAGGATGGGATCATATTAATCCAGGAACACCGTCAAGAGACACAATGACTACCGGTACACGCTATCGTATTGAACCTCGTCCTATATTTTCTGAACCACCTTATACTGCCGAAGTAATAACACTGGCCACCGCTAATTCTTGGGCCGCAGCAGTCTATGGTGAAACCAGCGAAGTGTTTACATCAGTTACAGGTGGTGCAGGTACTGGAACTGTTGTTGAAGTAACCCCTGCAAACGCAGTATTTACAGTAACCAAAACTGGAAGAACATATTCTGCTACAATCACCAGTGGTGGTGCAGGTTATGCAGTTGGTGATAACATTGTTATTGACGGAGCCGACATAGGCGGTATTAGCAATGAACACGATCTCACAATCACAGTTATAGATATATCAGATGATAGTACAAATTCTGTGATGGCATTTACAATCTCAGACACCACTCCTATTGCTGCTAGCGGTAAGTTTGTTATTGTGCCAAACACAGGGCATTTTGGTAGATATTCATCAAATGGTGAAACTTGGACTAGTTTTGATCTACCCACCGACGGAAATTGGCGCTGCTTGACAGCTGGAGATAATAAGTTTGTGGCCATAGCCAACGGCAGTTCTAATGCTGCTTATAGCTCTAACGGTGTAGATTGGACTGCAAGTAGTGGTCTTAGTTCTAGAAATTGGAACAGTGTTGCTTATGGTAAACCTCCTGGAGTAAGTACGGGGGTATTTGTTGCAGTAGCAGGCAATTTAAATTCAGCCGCCTACTCTACTAACGGGACCACATGGACAGCATCTAGCATGCCAGTATTTGGTGACTCTACGCTAAATGAATGGGTAGATATTACATTCGGCTACGGTTTATTTGTAGCCATAGCCAACTCAGGAAATATTGCCGCTGTAGGCACATGGAACGGAACTACTTTAACATGGCAAGGAACAATCATGGATGTTGTAGCAGATAGTTCTGCTAAAGATTGGATCAGTGTAGCCTACGGTAATCGTAGATTTGTTGCAATTAGTTCTACAGGAGATGCAGCTTATAGCTTTAACGGATTAGAGTGGACAGCAGATATTATGCCATCACAAGACGGATCTACCACACATAATTGGCAACAGATTCGTTACGGACAGGGAGTATTTTTTGCGGTAGGAAATACTGGCGGAAGAACAGTTGGAGCTGATCCTACTGTAGGACCAACCACTTATGCTGCTACCAGCTATGATGGTATTGTGTGGACAGAAAGAACCATGCCATCGAGTCAAAATTGGGGAGTAATAGCATTTGGTAATCCAGATATTACTCTAGGCGACAGTACTATTTCTAACAACAAACCAACCTGGATAGCAGCACCAACTGATGCAACCACTGATTTGGCTAGGATATATACAGGTGCTAGAATCTTAGGTAGATGTAGTGTAGAAGGCATTGGCATATCGCGTATTAAAATTTGGGAACCAGGCAGCGGCTATACTTCAGATCCCACAGTTTCTATTATCGATCCTAACAAGATCGCAGAGCCAATATTTAGACCACGTCTCGGCGACGGGGCGTTAACACAGCCTACCTTTACTTCTACTGGTAGTGCTTATAAAACCAGTACCACAACAGTCACAGTTACAGGAGACGGATTTGCCGATGTCACCCCTACCGGTAGATATATCACTATTGATGATTTAACGGTTATGCCAGGACCTGGAGCACAGTTTTATATAGGCGGCAAACCTACAATTTATGTAGCAGTGCTAACAGGCATCGATGAAACTATACAACCTAATGGATTAATTAGATCAACATTCCAGCTGAGTCCTAGACCAAGTCTCACTGACATTATAGAACACGGGATGGAAGTATTGATAAGAGAACAATACAGTCAGGTGCGTATTACTGGACACGACTTCTTAGATATCGGAACTGGCGGATTTGTAGAAACTAACTATCCTGTATTATATCAAGACTACGACTATACTCCGTTCCCAGATCAAGAAGTAAAAAACTTAAATGGCGGAAGAGTATTTTATACTTCTACAGATCAAAGCGGTAACTTTAGAGCAGGAGAACAGTTTGCTGTAGAGCAGTCTACTGGTATTATAACTATCTCTGCAGATTTCTTTGATCTATCAGGATTAACAGAATTGCGGTTAGCGGGCATTAACGTAGGTTCTACCGCAGTGATTAGAGAGTTTAGTAAAGATCCATTGTTTTTACAGAATTCTAACAATGTTATACCCACACAGAGAGCTGTTAGATCATATCTACAAAGCAGATTAAACATAGGCGGAGAAGATTTATTAACACCTAGTATTATAGCTGGTACAGTAAAAGTAGGACCGGGTGAGATTAGTAATACAGCAGGACTAACAATCTATGTTAACGTTTTAGCAGATTTTAGTGGTGTAGCGTCGGGAATTAGTCATGGTTATCTAGCACAGACTATGTTCTTTCGTAGTTTCGAATAAGCATAAATATACAATACGGAGTCGGTAATGGCAGAATTTAAATTAGGTAGAATTAGATTTGTATGGAAGGCAGCTTGGGTAACAGGCACCACATACTACAAAGATGATGTGATTAGATTTGGCGGAAAAGTATATATCTGCCAAGTTGGTCACACAGCGTCTGCTGATTTCAACACAGATCTAGATATCAATCCAACTAAATGGAATTTGATGAGTGACGGACAACGTTGGAGAGACGATTGGACTGTTGGTACTGTGTATGAAGAAGGCGACCTAGTTAAATACGGTGGCACTATATACGTTTGTATAGACGGTCACACATCTGCAGCTACAGTCGCTTCGGGACTAGAAGCCAACTCCGGCGATTGGAATACATTTGTTGAAGGTACAGACTGGAAAAATACCTGGACTGTTTCAACAAGATACAAACTCAACGACATTGTAAGATACAGTGGCATCAATTATATCTGTATCACAGGCCATACATCCGCATCTACAGCCGCATTGGGATTAGAAAACGGAATAGCAAATTGGCAGGTCTTTACCCAAGGGCAAGAATATCTAGGAACATGGATTGGTCCTAATACACGTTATAAATTAAATGATATTGTAAAATACGGTGCAGGCACTTGGATCTGTACAATACCACATAGTTCAGACACCACTTTTGCAGCAGATAGCGCAAATTGGACACAGTTTGCAGAAGGTCTAGAATACGAAAGTGTCTGGAGCGGTGCAACCGCATATCAGCCAGGTGATGTTGTATCTTATGGTGGTAACAACTATGTTTCTAAAACACAACACACAAACTCTAATCCACTAACTGGTACAAGTGATTGGGATTTATTCTCAGAAGGACTAAGCTATCAACAGTCTTGGGCTGGTGGCACGTCTTATAAAATAGGCGAAGTAGTTCAATACGGCGGAAATAATTACCTAGCCACAACAGACAGCCCAAGCCTAACATTTACAGTTACCGCAGCCACTGCGTCAAATGATAGATTTACCATTGTTAGTACTACGGGCATTGTAGTAGGAATGACTGTAAGATTTACAGGATCTACATTTGGCGGAGTATTTACTAGTGGTAGATACTATGTTAAAACAGTAGCAGCTGGATACATTACAATCAGCACCACTTCCGGTGGAACAACATTCGATGTTGTAACAGATGCCAGCGGCACAATGACAGCTACGATTTCTGCAGAACCACCAAACACAGCATACTGGACTGATATTTCTCGTGGATTCAATTGGAGAGGTGAGTGGTCAGACGACACAGAATACAATGTTGGTGACACTGTTAGACACGGATCAAATGCTTACATCTGCGTACTATCACATCGTGCAGAAGGTGACGACGGATCAACACTCGGCACACAAGGTGGCGGACAAGCCCTTAGTCGTCCAGACTTAGACGCTTCAGGTACATATTGGAATTTAGTAACAGTTGGTAGTGAAACGTCTGTGTTAACAACCACAGGTGATATGGTCTATTACGGCGGCGCAGGCCCAACTAGATTACCAGTTGGTACAGAAGGACAGGTTCTTCGTGTAAGTGCTGCTGGTATTCCAGAATGGGTTACTTGGGGTAATACTCAGCATGTTTATTATGTTTCTCCAACTGGAGAAGACAGAGCGTATCCAGATTGTGGAGCAAGTTTAGACAAGCCTTGGAAAACAATTCGTTATGCTTGTGAGCAGGTAGATAACGGTCCTCGCAATCCTAACTCACAGCATCTGTTAGAATTAAATCGAGCATTTATACAAAAAGAAATTACCGCTTGGATTAGAACACAAATTTCAGCGGCAACTATTGGCCAACTATGGTATAATTTTGACTATGATGAATATAAATGTGAACGCGATGTTGGATTTATTGTTGATAGATTAATTTGGGACCTAGGACATGGCGGCAATTTAAAAATGCGTGCCGCTGCTTTCAGTTTACTTGGTGCATTTGGCGAAGCTGGAGAATTTTCAGCACCTGAAGAAAGCGAAACATATGTAACACTAGCAGCAGAAGCAGACGAAGGTGTTGCAGCTTATGAACAATTAAAACTGTTAGTAGCAGATGTATTAGCTAACGAAGTTCCTAGCACTGTTTATCAAAATGTTGGTCAAGACTCAACAGCAGTAGTTGCACAGTATATCAACACTGACTATGTGGCTGAAACCGGTATTACTGCTACCACAGACGAATTAATTGACATTGTTATTACAGCTCTTGCTGACCAAGATACAGCAGCCCTTCCAGCAAGACGAGTACCTAATAACACAATTAATATTAAAACAGGTCAGTACAGAGAAACACTTCCTATTATTGTACCTGTAGAAACTGCATTAGTGGGCGACGAAAAGCGTTCAGTAAACGCAGGCCCAGCAGGCAGTTTAACCAGTCGTGACGATGCAAAATATAGTATTGGTGCTCTAGGCAGATTAGAAACAGTTGTTGGACAAATTATATTAGGTTCAAATGTAACAGAAAGTGCTGGAAATACTGCTACTCAGAGTGTAGCGTTTCCTTATGCTAGTTCTGTAGAAGAAACTGACATCAAGAGACTGGTTAGAACAATGCAACACCAGATCGATTTTAAGATCGGTACAAATATATTAGAAACTATAACCGACCCTACAACTTACAACACTGTGTTTTTATCAGGATTCGGTGATGCTCGCACTTTAATAAAAGAAAACAAAGAATTTCTAAAAGATGAAATTACAGCGTACATTGCTGTAAATTATCCTTCAGTAAAGTATAGTAAAACTAAATGCCGTAGAGACATTGGATTTATAGTAGATGCAGTATGTTACGATTTAACCTACGGTGGAAAATATCAAACACTGACTGCGGGACTGGCTTACTTTGATGGCAATGCCAGCACTGACTTACAGATTGACAGTACTGAAATAGCTGCTACTGCTGATTCTTACAGTAGATTAAAAACTGTAATGCAACAGATTATTGCTAATACTACAGTGACTAAATCTACAGGTAATGCTGCCACTCAGTGGACTGACAGTACTAATTTAATGAGTGGATCTAGTGCTAATGCCACTGTTGGTGGTCTTATAGATGTTATTATCAACATCATTCAAGGTGATTCAACTGCAAGTTTAACTCCTCAGATTAACGTTACACAGATTGCAACTCTTAACACATTTACATCTAACAGTCACGGACTCGAAGTAGGCGATGCTATTGTTCCAAGAACCACTGCTAACGGACTAACAGCAGGAGTAAAATATTGGGTAGTAGGAACAGTTAACACAAATACCTTCCAACTTGCAGCTACTTACGGTGGATCAGTATTAGCTTCGTTTACTAACGGCGCTGGTCTAGATTTAGACTTTGAAACCATTGACTATCCTACAGCTACAAACGCGATAACAAGCACAACTGCATTGATCACAGCGGCAACAACATTAGACGCTGCCCAAGAAACTATTGTTCAAAATGTTATAGATGACTTGAATGCAGTAGCTTGGCATACTGACTTTGTAGTAGACGCAACTTCTTTGACTTCAACAGATTTTAGAATCTATGTTGGAAAACATACTCTAGCTCATACCTATGTAAGCGGTGGTGTTGTAACTAAATCTGACGGAACAACACTGGCAGTTAGTAATTTTGTCTACAATAACTCCACAGGTTATGCAGTAGTAACTACTACGACTCACAGTTTAGCAGCGGGCGATATTGTTAATATAACAGACATTACTGTATCTTGCCTATCGTCAGGTGGTACTGCCTTTAACGCAGTATTTCCAAATGCCTACAAAACTGACGGAATTACTCCTAAAATTCGATATCTCCAAACCAAGTGTATTAGAGATACTAGATTGATTCTTGAAGCGGTAATGTTTGACTTTATGTTTGACAGCAACAGTCTAACACGCACCGCAGCATATTCATATCTAAGAGCTACAGCGGCAGAAGTGTTTGTCGGCGATCAAAAAACAATTACTAGAGATGCATTCGCTAATGCCAAGACAGAAGCACTGGCCAATGTAGGAGGTAATGCTACTGCACAGGCTCGTATAGAAACTCTAATGACCATGTTAGACGACATTGTCTACGGTGCAACCAACGAAGGTTCAATATGTCAAACAAGTATTAGAGGTGCTGATTGGGCTAGACTACAACTAGAGCGTAATAGATCATATATTACTGCAGAAATTGATGCGTATATTGATAGTACCTATACTACCACTGTGACTGCGGCCACCGCGGCCACATCCTTATTCACTTGTACTAGTACTGCCTGGATGCAGCGTAATGCTGCGGTAAGATTTACCGGTACAACTATTGGTGGAGTTAGCACAAGCACTACCTATTACATACAGAATGTTGTAAGTTCAACTACATTTAAAATTTCTGAGACACGAAACTCAAACACAGCAGTAACTATACCACTCGATGCAGCAGGATCAATGACAGTGAGTCTTTATTACAACAGTGAATTGTGCCTAAGAGACGTTGGTAGATACATAGATGCTTTAAAATTTGATCTACAGTATCCAGGAAACTATAAATCAAGATTGGCCGCAAGATACTATGCTAATGCAGTTACAGGCAGTCTAGAAGAAGACATGTATTATCTGCGTAATGGCACAGGTTTGCGTAATCAAACATTGGCAGGACTTACCGGCGATCTGCTAGCACCAAACGAATACGGTACCAGCAGAGTTAGTGCCGGAGCCTATTGTTCATTGGATCCAGGTTGGGGCCCAGACGACTTCCGCACTTGGATCATTGGCCGTTCACCTTATGTACAAAACGTTGCCACATTTGGTACTGCGGCTATCGGTCAAAAGATCGACGGAGCATTACACAACGGAGGCAACGATTCTATTGTTTCCAATGACTTTACACAGGTAATATCAGACGGTATTGGCGCTTGGATTACTAATAATGGTCGTGCTGAGCTTGTTTCTGTGTTCTCATATTATGCTCACATTGGATACCTAGCAGAAAACGGTGGTCGTATCCGCGGCACCAACGGTAATAATTCATACGGAGATTTTGGTTCTGTAGCAGAAGGCTTTGACGCTAACGAAACTCCAATAGTTTGCGTAGTAGACAATCGTGCATTTAACGCTACAGTGGGATCATCGCTCACAGACGGCATTAACAAAATATTGCAGTTCGAATATGATAATGCAGGCACAGACTATACCGAAGTTACTTGGTCAGTCAGTGGTGGCGGCAGTGGCGCAGAAGTTGAGCAAGATGATTTCCGCGACGGTGCTGTATTCCAAGTTAGATTATTGGATAACACAGACGATAGTACCACAGCTGAAGAAGCAGATGGTAATCTCGGAGGCAGTGGTTATATCACTAACTCCAATACTGCACAGTCAGGATCTACTACACAGTTAGCATTGGCCGCAGTTGATGATGAAATTAGTGGTGCGTATGTAGGCATGAAACTAATCATTACCGCAGGTACGGGAGCAGGACAGGTTGGTATTATAGATTCATATACAGCAGCTACCAAAGTGGCTACGGTTACTAAAGAATCAACAGGCGCAGCAGGTTGGGACCATATAGTTCCAGGTACTGCAATTGTGGCTCCAGATGCTTCTAGCACATATATTGTAGAACCTCGTGTTGCATTTACTAGTCCAACATATGCATCTACTGCAAGAACATTGGCTACTGCACAGACATATACTGATGCAATATATACTCCTACTAGAGCAGTATATCCTACAGTATCAGCTGCGTCAACATCTGGCACAGGCACAGGCGCTACATTTACAGTGGCTCGTAAAGGTGTAAAATATTCAGCAGTGGTATTAAAAGCCGCAGGCACAGGATATGCTAGATTAGACACTATCACTTTGTTAGGTACGGCTGTTGGTGGCGCAACTACTACCAACGATATCACAGTGACCGTGACTTCGGTAAATTCAACTACAGGTGCTATTCTTGCTATAGAATACACAGGTGTAGGCGCAGGTGGCAAGTTTGCAGCAATTTCAAGTGGATCGAGAACCACTAACACTTCTGTAAATGGAACTACATGGACAGAAAATTTATTATCTTTACCAAGCACATCAAACTGGGTGGGGTTAGCTGGAGGTAAACTAACAACAATAGAAACTGCGGGCGGATTTGTAACCGGTAGAAGTTATGTTATTACTTCTTTAGGTAACACTGTGTTCACAAGCATAGGGGCTGATGCAAACTTAGTTGGACAATATTTTGTGGCAACTGGCGCTGGATCAGGTACAGGCACAGCAACACCAATAGCCAGTCATTTATTAGCAGTGAGTTCTAGTACTACAGTAAATGCATATTCGACAGACGGCGGTACATCATGGACCGCAGGAGCCGCACTACCGGGAGGTATAAGTGGCTTGGCTGTTGGAATAGCCTACGGAAATGTATCAGGAGCAGCACGTTGGGTAGTTTTAGGATCAACAGGTGTTACAGCTTATTCGGTCAACGGTGGCACATCGTGGGTGGCAGGCGGCAGTCTTGCAGCAGGCACATGGAGTAGTATCACTTACGGTCAAGGTGTATGGATAGCAGTTAGCACAGGCGGCACAGATACTAGCTATTCAACAAATGGTGTAACATGGGTTGCCGGCGGAGCATTGCCAGATTCAAGTACTTGGATCAGCATTACCTATGGTAAGAATAAATTTGTTGCGGTATCTAGCGATGGTGCTATAGATCCTGCTTATTCTGTAGATAAAGGAGTAACTTGGAGTAAAATCGGTGAAACAGGTTACCCAGGTTCAGGTACTATTACCAATATTAGATACGGCCAAGGTGTATTTGTTGTAACAACATCCAGCAGCAATAACATGGCGAGTTCGGAAGATGGTATCAATTGGACCACAAGAGCAATTACTCGTGCTAGTGGTACAGGAGCACTTATTGCTGTAAATGGTAATCCAAATCAAAACAGCATCTGGGCAATTATTCCAAGTGCTTCTACAACAGCAGCATCTAGTGCAGTATTAGGCGCCACAGCTAAAGCTCGTGCATATGTGGCAGATAATAAAATATTTGCAATAAGAATGGAAGATCCCGGATCAGCATATGGATCAGCACCAACTGTAACCATTACCGATCCAAACAATCTGTTTGAAGCTCCAACATCGGTGAGAATAGGCAACGGAGCCTGTGCAAATGTCAGCTTTAAAAATCGTGGAACAGGATTTGACGCTGCTATTGTTGAAGAAGATACTGGAGACGGCTATGCCGACAACTTCCAAAATGGTAAATTTATTGGAGTTAAGCGTTTAACTGGTGTTCCTTCAGCAGGCGCTAATGTGGTATTTGCTACACAGCCTACTGTGGTATATAAGTTGGTAGCAGTTCTAAGTCAAAGCGGTTCAGTTGACGGTTCAAGATCGGCGTTCTTCCAAGTATCGCCAAACATGACACCGTTTGATTCTCCTGCAGATGCTACTGCAATTACTACTCGTGTGCGTTACAGCCAGGTTAGACTAACAGGACATGATTTCTTGGATATAGGCACAGGTAACTTTACAGAAACCAATTATCCCGGTACTCCACTACAGCCGCCAATACAGGCCAACGAGACTGTGGACAATAACGGCGGCCGCGTGTTCTATACATCAACCGACCAAGATGGTAACTTTAGAGTAGGTGAATTGTTTACAATTGAACAATCAACCGGTGTTGCTACATTAAATGCAGATGCCTTTAATATTGCAGGACTGGCAGAACTTAGTCTAGGTAATCTTACATTAGGTGGAAATTCAGCTACAATTACTGAGTTTTCAACTGATCCGTTCTTGACAGCTAATTCAGACAATGTGGTTTCAACACAGAGAGCCATTAAATCTTATATTGCTGCACAGATTGGTGGTGGTGGAGCAGCATTGAATGTAAATAGCATTGTAGCAGGATTTGTGGAAATCAACACCAATCAAATTACTACTACAACGGGTGGTACAATAGCAATGAAGGCTACTTTTGACTTCCGAGCTGGTGTCCGAGGATACCCAATAGCATGGAATTACTTTTTAAATTAATCGGAGAATTATATGGCAACAGGAAGATTAGGTACAGCTAACATTACAACCACAGCTAATACCACAATATACACAGTACCCTCAAGTACTTTCGCAGTAGTTAGCTTAAATATTTGTAATAGAAGCAGCACAACAGCGGCAACAATTAGAGTAGCGGTAGCAGACTCGGCATCCCCTGACCCAGATGAATGGATCGAATACGATACTTCATTGGTGGCCAGCGGAGTTGTTGAACGCACTGGTCTAGTAGTAGACGCTAATAAACTTTTAGTTGTTCAGGTATCTTCAGCTACACCCACAATTAGTGTAGTAGCTTACGGTATCGAAACATCAACAGCATAAGGAAATTAAAATGGGACGTAAAGTAAGCATTGGTGTTGTCGGTTCAGGTGGAGGCCTAGGTACTATTGTTGCCGGCGGGACTGGTAATACTTTAACGACCGCAGTAACAAACCAGAATCTAATTATAGATCCTAACGGAACTGGTATCACACAGATAGTTGGAGCCACTCAGCTAAATGCACAATCAGAACTGCGTCTAGCAGACTCTGACAGCAGTAACTATGTAGCCTTTAGATCCGCAGCTACAGTAGCTTCAAATGTAACTTGGACATTGCCCGCAGCAGATGGAACCGGTGGTTATGTTTTATCAACCAACGGAAGCGGCACATTAAGTTGGCTGAGTTTATCTTCTGCTGGTGTAGCGGTAACAGACGCAGGATCTACTGCAACTGTACACTATCCAATATTTGCAACCAACAGTGGTAGTATATATACAACCGGCCAAGTTACTGCAATGAACAACAGGGCAAACTTATCATTTGTGCCTAGTACAGGAGAGTTGACAGCCACAGCATTAAATGCTGCCAATCACTATGGCGGCACAGGCAGCGGCGGTACTATTACAATTAGAGGTACAACAAATGCTACTAAAGCCACAGCAAGTGTGCTAATGACAGACGCTGTTGCATCAACTACTACTGCTACTGGTACATTGGTAGTTACAGGCGGTGTAGGCGTAAGCGGACAAGTAACAGCCGCTACAATTGTTGAAACTTCCAGTATTGCATTTAAAGAAAATGTTGAACCGATTACTGGAGCATTAGATTCCGTATTACAACTACTAGGTGTTACTTATGATCGTAAAGACGGATCAAGAAAACACGAAATTGGTTTAATTGCAGAAGATGTTTATAAAATTGTTCCAGATTTAGTAACACTGGACGAGACCGGTAAGCCCTACGGTATTCAGTATACCAAATTAGGTGCATATCTTGTTGAATGTATTAAATCTCTTAAACAAGAAATTAACGAACTTAAAAGGTAATCAATAAATGGCAACCCTACAGGAAACAACGTTTGGTAATCTAATACTGCCATCGGGTACTACAGCTGAGCGTCCAGGATCACCTGTTGCTGGAATGCTGCGTTATAACACTAGTATGAATTTATTAGAATTTTATAACGACGGCTGGCGACCTGTAACAGGAGTAAGTAAAGGAACCGTAGGCACAGGCGGTAACACAATTCGTTATGTAGGTGCAGGCGGCAATAGAACCTCTGGTTACATAACATCT